GCTAAGCCTCAACGCTATGACTCAAAAAACTTAAACATTTGCTGCTACTCTACCCCCTATGATAAAAAACCACCACCAAAGTATAAATGTAGTACTAATAATAAAAGTTAATCGAATTTGGCCAGCAGTTGTCTTTCAAGTGTTCGATATTGGTGCACTGTCAGCGCAGCGTACTCACCTCCCACTTGTTTCAAACGGCCAACCACGACGTCTCGAAACTCGTTGAAGTTAGCTAGTCCAAAGGCTACCATCTCTCGCATAGCACCTTCCAAATTCTGTTGAAGCATAGCCACGTTGTCATCATTCTCATGTTGCCACATGAGACTATGCGTGATAGCTTCAAAATCCAATCTCCCCATACAGACATTCCGGCCGGGATGAATCCGGAACGAGCGCTTGAGAAACGTAATTTCGTCAAATGGTACGAATTCTCTAGCTTCCGCTGTCTTATTTCCAGGTGTCATGCCTATTTTCATCTGATTCATTACATCGGCAACAACCTTAAAGTTGTAAAATGCAGATGCAAAGTCAGAAACAGAAGCCACGAAGTCATCCCCAAAGACGACCACTTTCACGTGCTCACGGAATGCGTCGTATGAAACCAAATCTCGCATTCCAGCTACTCCTGCCTCGCTCGCGCGCGCACACACCACCACCCAGGCTACAAACAAATAAAAGAGAGTGGTTCCAGAATTAAAAACCGATGTTAGTAGATGCCCGGATGGCATGCCCCTTTTCCTTTCATACACTACATTCAGGGCTAAATGCAATGTATTATATATGTCACAAGCAAACACCTCATATGCATTCAATGCAGCAGTTTCTATTGGTATAGTCAACTCTATGCTCAAATCCTCTAACATACGTGCGAACGATGGAAGAAAGTGTTCACTCCGTGAGTACCATTCATACTTCAAAAATGCTTGTATGTCCAAAATCGTTGCAGGCTCTTTGCCGTCCAAATTTTTAAAATCACCATCGAACCAATTTTGATGAACAATCAACCGTTTGTATAACTCATTGAATTGTGGACCCGTAGGATCCATGCCTATGGCAACATAGGCGTCCGGTTTGCCCTGATCGACTCGATAGTTCATCATTGATGCGACAAAATCCATACTCAGCATACGCTCACACAATAAATGGTCCACCGGTAGTGATGAAAACATCCGTGTGTTTCCTTCCCTAATCTTCGCCAACGATCGTTTTTCATCCTTGAGCTGGTCCGACACAATCGTCTGCACTCGTCGTCCATAGCATGCTTCCTCCATTCGATATCTAACGGCAGCAACCAGTTCTTCATTAGCAGCATATTTCGGAGCAGTGTTTTCATAGTTTCCAACTTGTGTAAACAGATATTTCTTTCCCTTTTCACCTTTGGGTCGTGTTCTAACCCATGGATACCCAGGGGATGCATCCATGTTTATGGCGTCTATGTGTTCCACGTCCATACCATTTATGGCTTGTTCCAAATTTAACACCACACCCCCAGCCACAGGCTCAATTTTCCTCCATGTTTCGGACAAACCCTCAGCAAACATATCATAGATGATGGGCAATGGTTCTTCTATGCCCTCTCCATACTTACGCAAACATTTTTGCATAGGTGACACGTCGCTCTCAGACCTAGGATCATTTGGTACCAACACTGCTGGTTCTTTTGTGACCTCCCAAGTACCATGTAGCACAGTCGGTACTATCTGTGTTTTGCTGGCCAGACGGATAGCATACTCCGGTCTAACCACACCATGAATCACGTAATCACCTTCTGGTAACACCTTAGCTTTGTCCAATTCCTCACTCAAGTC